CTATAAAAGCAAAAGAAACAATTTTAATATTTACAGATAATGCATTGTATACAATGAAATTTGTTGGTGCACCTTTTACATTTAGCTTTGAACAAGTTGGTACTAACTGTGGTTTGATAGGTAAGAACGCTGTAATTGAAGTAGATGGTGCAGCGTTTTGGTTATCACCAAATGGTTTCTTTTTATTTGATGGTACAGTTAAATCACTACCATGTAGCGTAGAGGATTTTGTTTATGATAATTTTGATACAACAAAAGGACAGCAAGTTAATGCAGGTATTAATAATTTATTTACAGAAGTTATTTGGTACTATCCTTCATCTACTTCTAATTTTAATGATAAGTATGTTGTATTTAATTATGGAGAACGTATGAAAGGTGGTGTTTGGTATACAGGAACAGAGGCAAGAACAAGTTGGATGGATGCAACTATCTATCCTAGACCATATGCAACTAAATATGACAGCACGGACATTGGAACTTTTCCTGAAGTAATAGGTGAAAGAGATTTAGGAGGCACTAAATACTTTGAACACGAGATTGGAACAGATCAAGTTAATGAAGATGGTACAACAACCACAGTTTCTTCTTTTATAAAATCTTATGATATAGACTTAGAACAAAGACAAAGAAATGCACAAGGCAGACCAGCAGGACCAAAGGTAGCTGGTGAGGTATTTCTTGCAATGAGAAGATTTGTACCTGATTTTAAAACATTAGCAGGAAATGCTAAAGTTAGTTTAGCTATCAAAAGATATCCACAACAATCTGATAGCACAACCACATTGAGTCCTTTTACAATTGATTCAAACACAACAAAAAAAGACACAAGAGCAAGAGGTCGATTTGTAAATGTTAAAATAGAAAATGATTCTAACGGTGAAGAGTGGAGATTTGGAACTTTAA